GTGCTGCCTCTACTGCAGGTGTTGCTTCGACTGCTGAAGTGGTATCTTCCACGGCTGTCTCGCTTTCTGTAGTTGGGTTTTCTTCAGCAGGGGTAACTTCCTCTGCTGCGATCTCTAGCACCTGAGCAGACTTAAAGGCTGGCTCTGTTACGAGAGAAACTTCTTTTAACTTAGCCGCTGTTACGACTGTGTGTCCGTTGCGTGATGGCTTAGATGCAAGGATCTCTGCGCCTATGCTTAAACCTGAAACTAAATTTTCGCTTGCCATGATGAGGGCATCTGTGCCAGCCTGTGAACGGCTTAGCTTAAAGGTTGCATAAATGCCATCTTCTTTTTGTTCAGCTGAGATCATGCGACCAACAGGCTTCTTCATGTCATGCTGTGATAAGAGCTTAATCTTTGTTGGGTCTGCAATCTCAATAGATCCTGCCTCAAATGCATAAGATCCAAGATTAGTGCTGCCAATTTCATCATTACCAAAGGGCACTATCTTGCCGGTGATTTCGCGCTTTTCTTCGTTGCACTCAATCATTGTGGCTTCGATGTATAAGTTTTCCATTAGCCTTCGCTTCCATTAGGTGTTAGATCTTCCATCTGCATAGCTTGTTCGATTGTAATTAAACCAAGTGAAAGCATCTTTTCTATAACTAGCAATCGCTCCATAGGTTCAACGCGCAAGAATGTAGAATCTAAATCGAACTTTACATAGTGACCAGCAGTAGATATATCATCCATGCTTAAACGCTGTTCGATTGCTGAGATGTATGGCTGAAAGGCTAGTGCTACTAATTGTTTTCTTTCATCTATAATGTTCGCGTATGTCATAGATGTATTAAGGTCTGCTGACAAATAATAAGCAGGGATTCCGCACAATCGACTAATCTCAGTTGCAAGATTCTGGATTGCCTCGTTGTACATCATGTCTTTAGGACTGAAGCCAATATTCTGCGCCTCAAGAGTTGAGGTCAAATATGCCGTAGAACGATTCTGACGAGCGGACTTCCATGAAGCCAGTAAGCCTTGAACTTCCGCAGGTGGTAAATCTGCTCCTGTATTTTTTAACACTGTAGTAGCCATCGGAGTTTGTGCAGCTGTAGCAGCAGCCTTCTGAATATCAATAGCAGCTTGAATTGTTCTTGCACCTGTTGTAAGCACACCCTCGTTAAATGCTTGGAATGTAACTAGAGATCCAAGACCAGACATCGGGCGTGGTGACCCATCCACATAATATTGTGTTACAACAGTGTTGGTCGCATTAAGATCAAAAGTAATGCGAGTATTGGCAACCCACTCAAAAGATGCAGGGCGATTATCTTCCTGATATGTTTCTGTAACTTCTAGGAAGGCTTGCCCAAAGAATAGAAGGCTATCGACCAAGTAACTGACAGTAACAAATTGTGGTTGTGACTTAGATAGTTGATGCACCCATCTAGGAGCTGCAATATCTTCTCCAGTAGATTTCTTTTTATATTCGAGCGGAATAGATCCGATTGTGCATAGAAGATCGCGGCATCGCTTGATAGCAGGTACAGCCATAGCATCTCGTCTACCGATTACAGGGAATGTAAAGTTGTAGATTGAGTTAATGCCATCGCCCATAATCTTAGGCGCGAGCTGTGCCTCTAATATTTCTGGCTTACGCGAAAAGATACCCATAGACAGAAATTGTAGCATTTGTCAAGCAATTAGACAATGTGATAGGGCGTGTCTAAGTATATATCTGTGGCTTAGGTGCAGGGATCATTAACTTGCTTACTACCATAGCCAACCCAATCGGAGCAGAGATGTCACCTGCTGACTTGCGCTTAATGATGCGCCATGCCGAATCGTTCACCTTAGCTGCGCAGTTATTCATCTGCTGGATCAATTCGGCTTGTCCATTGTGAACTACACGAGCATTGACCAAGCCTTCTAACAGATCTCCGCAGGCTTTGTAAAATTGCTGACCCGAAACATCCTCAACCATAACTCCAGCGTTAGCAAGTCGATCTGCGATTGTCTGCGTGGCGTACTTGTCATAGCAGACTAGGCGAGGTTTATAAATGTCGCACCATGCCTTTATACTTGCTGCCATCTTTAACTCATCGATGGCAACCTGAGAGCTGTAAGTCTCCAGAATCCCGATGCCAATCCGCCCATCTGGGAGAAGTTGTCCTGCGACCAATGATCCGTTCCTGCGTGACGGACTGACATCGAAACCGAATACAGTATAAGCCCCTGCGCTCATTTCTAGTGTGCTATCCGATGTGTCCTCTAAGACTCCATGTGGCCACGGACTGCTTAACGAATCGATCCACTGGCAAAGAGTTTCAGTACGCGTGTTCTCAATCGGTGAAGTAGCAATCGCTTCTTCAATCGCTTCTTCTGTGATGGTGTATCCCAAAGAGGGGTTAGCCAAAGCCCATGCATTGCGATCGTCTATCTTGCAGTACTGCGGTGCTGAATACTCATAGAATCCAAAAGACTTAGGTGGGTAGTCGATAGCTCTTTCCCGTAAGTCGTTGAGTACAGTGCTGAAAGCGTCTCCTGCATTAGAGGTAAGAAGCGTTTGAGAGTTTGGGTGAGCTCTAGTTGTAGGAGTAGCAGCTCTAAATCCATCTTCTGTGATCTCTCGGACTTCATCGATGTACAGCAGTCCATTGACGGATCGACCGCGAGAGCCGTCTCTAGTTGCTGCGACAACATCAAGCCTTGCTCCAGATAACATCTCAATGCTTTCAGTTCCATTGGCGTGTCGGATCTGTTTAACGAATCCTTTAAGGTGGTCATTGGTCTCCAATAGGTGAGTTACTTGTCGGAAGGTGTCTAGTGCCATGCTTCGATTAGAGCTCATGATAAGGACATTGGTATTCCACTTAATCAAGTGAGCAAGTATCAGCATTCTGGCTAAGTGGGTCTTACCGTTCTGACGAGCCACCAAAATGAGGTTTGTCTTACGAACCCACATACCTTTCTTGTCCACAGTGAGCATGTCCTTAAGCACGAACTCCTGCCACGGCATGAGATCCATCTTGACGATGGCGCATAGGTCTTTAACATCTTGCAGCTTGTTCTCGCCCTTAAGAAGTGGACTGTGAAGCCGTGGCTTGGTTGCCCCTCGTAGAGCTTTGGACTTCTTGGGCTTAGTGGTCATTGATCTGTGACTGGTCGGGTCTTAAAAGGACTGTCCAGCATCGTTTCCGACTGCATCGGGGAGGTATAGGTTGAAAAGACAGGGGGGGTAGCCGTCTGTGCTAAAAAAACCCCCTCATTGAGCGCACCCTTGCGCAGGTTGCATGACTTGCATAACACTCTTAGATTATCAAGGCTGTGGTCTCCACCTACCTTGCGTGGAATGATGTGATCAATGTGCATCTCACCCTCATCTGTGCCACATAACTGGCATGATCTACCATCACGCATGAACACGCGTTCACGCTGCTCTCTATACCTACGAGAGTTCAGCTTGTCTAATGCCAATTGTTAGCCTTCCAATGATCTAATGCATTGCATGGTGTTGAGTACCTATGCTCTATGTATGATAAGCCCCATCGTACCTGACCATACCCATCCAGTGTAGCAAGGTACTTACTCTTACCCTGTGGTATTCCATAGTGGCTACCATTGCGCGCCTTAGGATTCCATGCACTCTCTTTACCATATAGCTTAGTAAGACATGCATATTGCTTATAATCGTAATGTAATAGATGTAATGCATATTCTTTATAAGTTACATATTGCATTGGTTTAGATCCACCTGCATCAGGCATGATGCATAGAGCTATCCCAATAGCTACTAGCACCCCGCGAGCTACGCCCCTAAGGGGCTCGCGGTGAGCCTTTGAGAGGCTCTGCTGAGTTAGCGTACCATCGCTGTCAAATCCATTTGTAAAAGTCCTGCTCAGAGCGGTGTTTCGTTTCAAGATAACCTCCTGTGGATAACTTCTGTGGATAACTATTTATCCGTACTGTAGAAGCCTTTACCCTTAAAGTGTGTAGCTGCTGCCCCGATTACTTTGACCATTGGCTCATTACAATAATTGCATAGCACTACTGGTCGATTGTGCCATCCATGGCTAACCTCTTGATTGAGATTGCATCGGCTGCATTTGTAATCGTAGGTTGGCAAGTTAAACACTTCCTTATCATGTATGACCCACATCCAGAGCATCGGTGTATGTCTGCCTCAGTAGGTTCTTTGTCTAGGTGACCATATCTTAATATGAGTAGCGGTAAGAGATCCTCAAGTCGGATTATCGCGGCATACTCACGCGCATCCTCACCCTGTCCGTTGAGTCTAATCACTCCAAAGCCTAATTCCCCCGAAATGGCTGTTCGAGCTTTCAATTGCTTTATGTATGCAAGAGGTTGAAACCCAGCACGGGCTTTGACTTCAACATCGAACGGAACATTCACAATATCCTTACCGCTACCTCTTCCCACACATGCGCCCTGCCACCAAGTCGATAGGTACTCAGCTACTACGCGCTCTGTACGGAAACCTCTGTGTTTCCTTGCTTGACTAGCCATTCACAGCTTTACATTTAGAGCATTGCCATGTGACTACGCCATTGACTGAGTCGGATGAAATATCCTCTAAGTCCTTTATCTGTACTGGTTCATTGCATAACTGACATGGCACAAAGGCAGACATTAAATCAACCCATTCACCATTGATCTTGATTCCAATGTTGCCCATTACACTCTCGCTTTCTGTGGCTGCCACTTACCATCTGATCCAAGGTTGAACCATTTAGTAGGGCATCGATGAGCTGATGAGATCGCTGTATTGCAGAAGTAGCCACCCCATGCCTTTCCATTCTTCTCACCCTCACGCCATTGCATGTGTCCATGCTCGCACGATGGTGCTTCGACTGCCTCTGCTGTACCCATGATTGCTGTAACTGTTTCCATTGCTTTGTCAAGCGTGACAGGCGCATCAACGACACCGTTATATTGTCCAACAGGTGTAGTCCAGTAATCCTGATCGTCTGCCTTAACCTCTTGAACAGGTGGCTTGACTGGCTTAGCAGCTACTACCTTGCTCATTTCTTCTCGACTTGGTCTCTTTCCTTTAGGCGCATAACCTGCATTTGCAAGTGCTCTGCCGATTGCCGAAGTCTCGCAATTCTCCAGTGCTGAAGTCTGATTAACACCGCGACTAGAAACTGTCTCCTCAGCGTATCCCGTTGCCCACGCAACGCCATCGCTAGCATCCTTAAATAGATACGCCTTAACAATGTATCGAGATGCCTCGACCACTTCAAGCTCTGTTGCAATGCGGAATGATGGATAATCCTTAATAAACTTTTCAAGTCTCACCTCCACTGGCTCGTAATCGGCTAGGTTAAACATAAAGGTCATTCTCCTCTGTAGCTAGTTGCCCTGCTAGTGCTCCGTATGAGCATAGATCGACCCAGTTGTCGATGTGCTGTGCGGATTGATTAGTCCTCGCAAGTTTAACGAGCACCATGATCCCTGCGACTTGATAATCGTGGATCGGTGTCTGTAGGTATGCACTGAGGAGCATTGCGGTGTGCTGCAAGTTATCCGCAGGGTGACCGTACGAAAGCCCACGATCGCGGATCGTGTCGGTGGCTGTGAGTAAGATTTCATTAGCTCGCATGATCTGCCAACGAACGGGCAAGGCTGCGACCTTTGTGCCAGCCTTCTCGCCTACCATCTTTGTAGCCTTGCCAATACCAGATAAAATTAGTGGCTATAAATAAGCCAATAATCCCAATAATTGTTATGGAGTTCATTCTTCTACCTAACTGCAAGCAACGCCCTCGGTTGCTTACTGAATTAGAGTCTCATGCACATCCGACAAAGTCACGGACATTTGTGTAACGAAACGATAACGATTATCTAGGTCTGCCGTAGGATTTTCCAGCCACAATGAATGTGCCGTCCTTTTCGATGTTAATAAGATCCACCTGCACCTTAGCCTTGTTCACATAAATGATGGCAAAAGCCTGTTGCCAGTTAGCCACGCCCTTGGTGTACGCAGCTTGCTTAAAGTCCATAAGATTGCCTACCTCAACACCATGTAGGACACGCCCTATACGCCCTCCAGAAGCCTCTGAGAAGGCTGAACGCCCTGCTCTGTGAGTATGACCTGAGATAACATTCTTTCCATGCCTACGGGCTGCCTCAAGGGCTGATAAGCCCCCTTGTGGCTTGATAGGGGTATGGTCTCCATGGACTGCAATCCAGTTAGGTGCAATAGGCATAGGGTTCTTATGAAAGGTTATGCCTAGCTCATCAAACTTCATGAACTTTTCAAAGCGCAGCTCTGGCAATGCCCCGAATGCAGGCACTTTAGCCATGATGATGTTATAGAGGCGGTCTGTGTGATTGCTACGGATGCAATCTGTAACGCCTAACTCCCAGAGAAGTTGCACAGCCTCGTTACGGTCATCATCTAGGGTCTGGGCATAAGAGCCCATGCGCCCTTCTTCCCACTTGCTTATCTGTGGGAGGTCGATCTCATCGCCAATAGTGACTACTTGATCTGGCTTAAATTTAGAGATGAAACTAGCAAGGTTACGGGTTGCAACCCTGTCGTGATATGGGACTTGTAAGTCCGAGACTACGACTATTCGCTTAATCGTCATCCTCATCTTCATAATCGCCAAACTTCTCAGGCGCAATGGGGTCTGGAAGAATCCAGTGAGGGTAAGCCTGTGGTTCTGTAATCATAAACATGGCTACATCTTCTGCGAAACCTGCACGCTTAAGAGAGCAGAAGTACTCATAAAGCCCAATGCAATAAGCATCAAGCTTTGAGTAGCCTTGCTCCTCTAATGCCTTAGTTGCTTTTCTTGCCATAGCAGAATGTTACCTGTCAAGAAGTATGTTATAGATCTCATCGACTCGCGTGTTGAGTCTTTTGATCTCTGACAATAGATGCGTGATGACATAGCCAGACAACCCACCCAGTGCAGCAATGGTGGCGATGTAAAGGGTGAAGAAGTCTGCCTGTGTCACTTCTTATCTACCTCGTCAATAGCTGCCTCTAGCGCATCGACAATAATGTCTGCTGCTGACTTACGGGCG